AGAGGCCCTGCGCTTACGGCTCGAGGGATCAACGCTACAGTTAAATTCCCCGGCACCTGATGAAACAGAATAATTTAACTGAAGCTGAAATCTTAGAATTAAAAAAGCGCGAACTTGTGCTCATGCGACAACTCGTCGAACTTCACGAGGGCCTCCCGCACCTTTATGGTTACAAGTGGTACCCATGGGCCCGGGAATTTTTTGAGAGTGAGAACAGGGAAAATTTCCTATGTGCCGCGAATCAGATATCCAAGAGCTCCACTCAGATTCGAAAAGCAATTCATTGGGCCACGGAACAAAAAATATGGTCCAGGCTTTGGCCAAGCCTTATGACAAATCAGAGGCCCAATCAGTTTTGGTATTTTTATCCGACAAACGAGGTGGCACAGATTGAGTTTGAGACAAAGTGGGAGCCGCAGTTTTTGCCGCGTGGTAAATATAAGGACGATCCCCTATATGGTTGGGAAGCGGTGTATGAGAAAGGTTCTATTAAAAAGGTTGAGTTTAAATCGGGAGTAACGATTTACTTTAAGACTTACGCGCAGAAGATTAAAGATCTTCAGTCTGGAACTGTTTACGCTATTTTTGCGGATGAAGAAATGCCGGTTGAATTTGTGCCTGAGCTTCAAGCCCGGCTTAATTCGAGTGATGGATATTTTCACATGGTTTTTACGGCGACTCTTGGTCAGCTTTATTGGTCGCAGACCATGGAACCCTCAAGTAAATCTGAGGAGAGATATCCGAATGCCTGGAAAAAACAGGTGTCTGTTTATGATTGTCAGTTTTATGAAGATGGGTCTGCCAGTCATTGGACGCTTGCCAAAATAAAAAGAGCAGAGGCAAAATGTCCTACAGAGGCTGAAAAGCAGAGGAGGATTTTTGGAAAGTTTGTTAAATCTGAGGGACTCATGTTCCCCTCCTTTGATTTCGAAAGAAATACAGCAGATTATCATCCGCCGCCTCGACACTGGCTTCATTACTCAGGTGTTGATCCAGGATCAGGCGGGACCGCTCACCCGGCAGCTATCGTTTTCCTCGCGGTCTCTCCCGATTATAAAAATGGTAGGGTCTGGCGCGCATGGCGAGGAGACGGTATCAATACTGCCAGCCCTGATATTTATGCCAAGTATCGCGAGCTCAAAGGGAAGCTCCCTATGGCTGCGCAAAAATATGATTTTGCCTCTCGTGAATTTTTTCTTCACGTTAGTTCAAAAGGTGAAGCTTTTGGTCCCGCCGAGAAAGACCACGTAAGCGGCTACTCGATGCTGAACACTTTGTTCAGAACCGGGATGCTTAAGATTTACACCGGAGATCCTGAGCTTGATAAAGTTTGCGCAGAAGTCAGGTCCCTGTCCGCAACAGGAGATAAACGAAAAGCACAAGATGACCTCTGTGATGCGCTTCGTTACGCAGTCATGGCAGTTCCCTGGGATTTTTCTGATTTAGATGTTGATGACCCAAAGGTTGATCAGTTTCTAGAGATAAAAGGGGAGAAAGAAAAAACTAGTTCAGACATTCGTCGCGATTGGTTCATGGGAAACGGGAAACAAGCCGAGCCTAGTATTGAGGATGAGCTTGACTTCTGGAACGACGCCCAGGAACCTTGATATGTGTAAAGGTTTTTGCAATGAAATTCTCTGAAATTAAAAAGCTCATAGATTTTTGTGCGAAACAAGGGGTATCAGAAATCTCTATAGGGGATTTCAAAGTAGTTTTTGGCGGCCAAACCAAGGCTTCGTCTCTAACTCTGTCATCTTTCCAAACCAAGGACGATGAAGTTCAAACCCAACAAGTTGAAAAGGAAGCTCTAGAGGAGAGTTCGAAAGAACTTGATCAAGAAGATTTAGCCCACATGGCGGTCGCTGATCCTCAGAGATACGAGCAATTGTTGATTGAAGGAGAATTAGAGGATGACCGAGCCGGGGATGCAATCGCAGATGATGAGCAGCGAGCAATCGACGCCTCCCTCACAGTCCGTCCAACCCGAGCAAGAGCCCAAGCGCCACAGCATTAGTGAATTAAACGAAATGTATTCAGAGGCGGATAATGCCGATCAGGATATTTTCACTGAGCAGAGATCAAACATCTTGCTCGTAGCTGGCGAGCACTACACTAGAAAAAACGCAAAATATTGGAACAGGATTCGTGATTCAAAAGACCTGTCAAACGAGCAAAAGCTCCGGCTCACAAAAAACCACATTCAAAAAATTACAAAAACTTACATTAATAATATTATTCAACACGCACCTTCCGTAAAAGTAACCCCTAAAAATCCAAAAGAGCTTCAAGACACAAAAGCCGCAGAATTAAATGATTCTGTTTGGCAGTATGGTAGGGAAAAACAGGGGATGAAGTTAAAAACGCAGCAATTTGCGAAAGACTTCATTGATATCGGAGAGGTCGCTTCTAAAATCTTTTGGAACCCTAATGCTGGAAAGTTTTTGGGGTTTCGGTCGCAGATGGACGAGGCGGGAAATCCGGTCATGGATGAATCGGGCCAAATGGTCGCTTCAAAAACTGCGGCCTTTTCTGGGGATTTAATTATTGAGCGTCTTTATGCTTTTAATTTACTTAGAAACCCGTCCGCAAAAAGCATGGCCGAATCAAATTACCTTATTATTAGAAAAATGGTTGATCTTCCCGAAGCAAGGGCCATGGTTGGGGATGACGAAGAAAAACTCAAATGGTTGTCTGAACAAAAAGACGATACTTTTGTGGTTTTTGATGGAAACCAACAGAATTATCAGAAATCTAAGAATCAAATCATGTTTAAAGAATATTACTTCCGTCCTTGCGTAGATTATCCGTTAGGATATTTCTATATTACAGTTGAGGGCGGGATTTTATTTGAAGGCGAACTTCCCTATGGGATTTTTCCAATTGATTACGAAGGATTTGATGAAATTCAGACCTCCGCTCGTCATAGATCAATTGTAAAACAGTTGAGACCTTATCAAGCTGAAATTAATCGTGTAGCAAGTAAAATTGCAGAACATCAGGTTACTTTAGGGGATGATAAGCTCTTAATTCAGAGCGGAACAAAAATTACCACGGGAGTTCAACTTCCGGGGATCAGATCAATTCAATTCTCTGGAATGGCCCCCACCATTTTGCAAGGACGAGCCGGGGATCAGTTTACAACCTATGCAACAGGCCAAGTGACCGAAATGTATCAGGTCGCAAATATTGCTGAAGATTCGCAGTTAAAAGAAATGGCGAATGATCCTTTTGGACAATTATTTATGTCCGTAAGAGATAAGAAAAAATTTGTGCTGTACTCTGATAAGTTTGAAGGTTTTTTATGCAGACAGTGCATCACTTACCTTCAACTTGCGCGACAGTATTTTACAGAGGACATGCTGGTCCCTATGGTAGGCCGGTCCGAGATTGTAAACATCAAAGAATTTAAAAATACGACGGAGCTTGGTTATCAAGTAAAAGCTGAGCCGATGAACGATGACATTACAACCATGATGGGCAGACAGCTTACGATAAATCATGCGCTTCAATATGTCGGCTCTCAGCTTGATAAAGAAGAAATCGGAAAACTCATGCGGCAAATGCCTTTTGGGAATTTTGATGAATCTTTTAGTGACATGACCTTAAATTATGACAGTGCTGTAAACATGATTTTAGCTCTTGACCGGGGCGAGCAGCCGATGCCCAATAAATATGATGACGGTCCTTATATGATAAAAAAACTCACGGCAAGACAGCGGATGAGTGATTTTAAATTTTTATCTCCTCAGATTCAGCAGAGCTACGCGCAGCTAGTGGATCTTTACGAAGGCTTAGAGGAGAAAAAACAAGAAGAAATAAAACAAGCGCAGTCGCAGTTTATCCCCAGCGGAGGAGCAAAGATCAAAGTTGACTATTATGTCGCTGATCCAAAAAATCCAGATCGCCCTGTACGGGCAACCCTCCCTGCGGAATCAGTTGATTGGTTAATTAAGCAGTTGGCTTCTCAGGGCTCTGCCCAGGAAGTAATTGCGGGATTAGGAGAAGGGGTAGCGAGTGAAATTGCTGCCAAATTTAACCAACAACAGGAGCCTTTACAACAAATGGCTCCCCCAATGCCAAACCAGGGAATGGTTGGTAGGAGACTGCAATGACGACAGAAAATTCGTCACAGGAAACGGCTTCATCAGGAGCAACATCCAGTGACCAAACATCGAGTAGCGCCGAATCAAGCTCTACACAAACAACTCAGGCTGCTTCGGCACCTGCCGCCGCTTCAGAACAAGGAAGTGTTGCTAACCCTATTGCCTCAGAACCTTCTGCGGCACCGCTCGCGTATCAGCCAAATTTCAAATTCAAAGCTTTTGGAAAAGAGCATGAAATTGAAGAAACTTTTCGTGCGCTGATAAAAGATAAAGAAACTGAGGAAAAAGTTCGAAAGTTTCATGAGAAAGCCTACGCTATGGAAAAATTCCAAGCGGACGAAAAGAAAATTAGAGGGGAGTTTGATCAATTCAAACAAACTACTGAGCCGAACATGAGAGCCATGAGCCATTTTAACAATCTTTTAAAAAACAAAGATTGGGATAATTTTTTTGGCGGCCTCAAAGTTCCTGAAGAAGAAATTTTTAACTGGGTTGAAAAAAGACTTCAAATGCGCCAACTGCCGCCCGAACAACGGGCTGATCTTGAAAGACAAGCTCAAGTTCGACAGCAGAATTATGCGTATGAGAATGAACTTTCACAGACTCAGCAAAGTTATCAAAAGCTCGCGACCGAAACCAGGTTGATGCAGCTTGAAAATGTTATGGCTCGTCAAGATGTCTCGTCACAAGCGCAGGCAATTGATAAAGTCTATGGACAGATCGGATCTTTCCGGAATCTTGTCATCGAGGAAGCCGCAAACCATTATACCCGAACAGGAGAGGACTTGCCAGCAGACCAAGCTGTGCAAAAAGCCCTTGATAAGTACGGACGGTTTTTGGCTGCACAAAATCAAAGTGCGCCAATTTCTCAGACAGCAATTCCAGGAGCGCAGTCACAAGCCGCCGCTCAAGGACAAGCGCCCATCATTCCACACGTCGGGGGCAGTGCGCGCTCCCCTATAAAGAAATCACCGAGATCGCTCGATGATATTAAAAAAATGGCTAGAGAGGCGCAAGCCCGAGAAGGCCAATAACTTAAAACCTAAAAAAAGGGGTAATTTACAATGGCTACTAATAGAGATTTTCAAAGCATGCTAAACGAGTTCCTACCAATGGAGCTTATGAAAGCTGAAATGATGAAGCGGGATTATTTACTTCAATCTGCTGAAATGGATGACACTTGGAAAGGCGGCAATTTAGTTGTTCCTTTCGAAGGTCAAAATGCATCTTCAGTTGAGTTCGGTCAACTTGCGGCGGATACCGATATTTCTAAGTACAAATATGTACGTGGCGGTATCTCGGTTCAGCCAGAAGTTTGGGGTACAATGCGGTTTGAACACAGAGATTTAATGGAGCACAACGGAAAAATTCCTGAGAGCACGTTCCTTAAAATCTTGCCTGGTCAAATTGATGATTTCCTCACTAACTTAAAAATGGTTGTATCTGTGAACATGTTAAATGGCGCAGCTTTTGCGACATTGACTGTTGATGGAACTGCTGGCGGCGTGATTGAAGTTGACCGTATTGACCGTTTTTCTATCGATCAAAAATTATACTTGTACGATGGAAATACTGCAGCGGCAGCGTTTTATGTAATTGCGATTGATGTTAACGGCGGAACATTAAAAAATGGTTCAGTAACACTATCGTCTTCTCGCGGGGGCTCAGCAACAAGTGTTGCAGCTTACACAGTAGCACAATCAGCAGTTTGTTATCACCCAGGAGCACAATCTTCTTCTTTCACAAGCTTGAAAAGTCAATTATTGTCTGCTACTAACGGCGGTACTTCAACTATTTTTGGTCAAACAAAAACAGCGTACCCATATTTGCAAGCGGTACAAATTGACGGCTCTGCGGTTTCTGCTACAAACATTTTATCTAAAATTTTTGACGGTTATACTAGACGACAAATTTTAGGTAAGGGCGGCTCTGCTCCAGAAGTTTTGATGAGCTTGAAACATTTTGGATCTTGCTTAAAAGTGATCGAGTTACAAAAAGGCGCGTTTAACATAGTTCCTGGTTCACGAAAAGTTTCTCAGTACGGCTACGACACAATCGAAATCGGTTCTGTTTCTGGGCAGACTTTGAAATTAGTTGGAATCCAAGAGCTTGATGACACAGCTATTTTGTTCCTTGATTGGTCAACAATTACTGTTTATTCAAACGGTATGTTTAAACGTCGTACTGCTCCAGACGGAAAACAGTATTTCGAAGTTCGTTCAACTGCAGGCTATGCTTACATCCTAGACCATTGCTTTTTTGGGGATGTGGTTTGTAAAGCTCCTTGGAAGAACGCTATCATGTACTCAATTCCAGCTTACTAATGAATTTTGGGCGGGGATAAAACCTCGCCCTATTCTTTAAAGAGGTACTTTGGCTTTTTCAAAAACAGAGATGTTACTATCTTTTAGAAATGAACTCAATAAAGAGCATCTAGAACTGGATGCTATTGGGCGCGTTTCTAAAATATATGTAGCAAGTGACACCGCAATTACGGGCGACCCCTGTCTAGTGAAAGAATTTATTTATTACGGAATTACGACAACGGTTAAAGGGAGACAAGAAGGATATGGGAAATGGAATTCTTCATTTGATGGAAATCAAGTCCTATTGACAGATGATTTATCTAACCTTTTGACCGATAATTTGGGCAACCAGTTAGTGGAGATATAATGAGTAATGTTCAACACATTTTTAAAATAGCTGGAGCGCCTGCGACAGTTCCAATTGAAGCTGGACATCACTATGTAGACACAGTATCTGGGGCTATTTATTTTTCTAAAGGCGGATCTGCGGTTTCAGATTGGGTAAAAGTTCCAACTGCAAAAGCAGATCTCTCCCTAGGAAATGTTGATAATACTTCTGATGCAAGTAAGCCAGTTTCTACTGCTCAAGCTACAGCAATTGCACTTAAAGCCGATAAAACTTTAACAATTAGCACAACATCTCCGCTTGCAGGCGGGGGGGATTTATCTGCAAATAGAACTCTTTCTATTGCTCAAGCGGATACTTCTACAAGTGGTTATTTATCTTCAACTGATTGGAATACTTTTAATAACAAACAGCCAACTTCGTTTACGCCAACAACTCCAGGGGACTGGACAAGCGTTCCCGCTTCTGTGCAGCAGGCTTTGGATAATCTTGCAGCAGCAATTGTTGTTTCTGGAATTGTTCGTTTAATATTTTCGGTTTCTTCTACCACAACTCTTGGAGCAGTATCTTTAACTGATTATGTTTACTTTGTTTCTGGAACAACTACGGTTACGCTACCAACTGCTGTTGGAAATACAAACCGATACACAGTAAAAAGAGTGGGTTCTGGAGTAGTAACAATCGCTACTACTTCTGGGCAAACTATTGATGGGTCCGCTTCTGCAAATTTAAATGTTCAATATAATTCACTCGATCTTGTTTCTGATGGATCTAACTGGAATGTAATTTAAGGGGTATATATGGCTTTTAATGCAAATAATCCAAATGGCCAAGCAACAATGGCAAACTCCGCGCCAGTTACGATTGCTTCAGACCAATCCGCTCTGCCAGTAAGTGGAACTTTAGGAATAAGCGGACTTTCCTCTGGCGGGAACACTCTAGCAGTTGGAACGTCAGGAAATATCTTAGTGTCCGGCACTTCTGCGGTTGGAATAGCTCCTTCATTAAATCCAGTTTCTGTTTCAGGAGTAGACGGAAGCGGCTTAAAGAGACATTTCCTTTTAAATACCGATGGATCTTTAAAAGTAGACGGATCAGCGGTTACTCAGCCAATTAGCGGAAGCGTAACAGCAACAATTTCTGGAACTCCGAGTGTAACAATTTCTGGAACTCCTAATGTGGCCGTTACTTCAAGCGTTCTGCCAACCGGGGCAGCTTTAGAATCAGGGGGTAATTTAGCGTCCATTAATGCTAAGACTCCTTCTCTTGGCCAAACTACAATGAGCGCGTCTCAACCAGTTACAATTGCTTCAGACCAATCTTTGTTATCAGTTTTATTAACAGATAGTTATGTTACGGGTCAATCGGCGCAAACAGCTTTAGTTAACAATATTTTAACTGCAGCATCAGGAACAGCGGCTACGGATCTTGCGGGATATCACTCCGCTTTAATTCAAGTTGTTTCAACGGGTACAGCCGGAGCATTTATCTTTGAAGGTTCAAACGACAACGTAAGCTTTGTAACAGTTCCAGTGTACAATCAACTTTTAACAACTGGCGTGCCAATAGTCGCAGCTATAACAGCAACAGCTTCTCAAATTGGATATATTTTACCAGTTAACTTTAGATATTTACGATTAAGAATATCTACAGCAATCACTGGCGGATCAATTCAAGCTTTTTCTAAGTTCATGCAGACTCCTTTTACAGCAGCAGTAACTCAGGTCGCAAATAATACAGCGGCAAGTTTACTAACAACTGCCACAATAGCCTCGGGAACGGTTACAACAGTTTCAACTGTAAGTTCAGTGACTTCTGCTCAAACGGCAATTCCAGGAGCTATTGCGGACGTTGCATCAGCGGCAATTACAACAACAACAACAACAGCAACACTTACTCCAACATTTGGAGCAACATACAAAGTATCTATTCCTGTAACTGTAGTAAGTGGAACTTCCCCAACGCTTGATATTCAGGTGCAAGAATCTAGTGATTCGGGAACCAACTGGTACGCAGTTTATGATTTTCCAAGAATTACCGCGACGGGATTTTATCAATCCCCTACTTTGCCGCTTACAGGAAATAGGGTGCGATATGTTCAGACAGTAAGTGGAACAACTCCTTCGTTTACTCGGGCAATCAATAGGCTTCAATCAAGTTGGACAAATGCGGACAGAGTGCGACAGCAGATAGACCGTTCTATTGTTTTGACTACCCTAAATTCTGTAACTCCGAGTTTATACGTTGCGGGAACGACAGGCTGTCAGCTTCAGATTTCTCTTGGAGCAGCAACAACTGCGCCAATACTGCAGCTTGAAGGATCAGAGACCGGGGTTTCCACAGAATTTTTTGCAATTGGTTCCACGCTAACAGGCGTTGCCAACTCAACTGTGAATTTATTTGTGTCAAACATTCAAACAAACTTTATTCGGGCAAGGGTTTCAACAGCAGGGGTTACAGTTACGCCAAACTTTGTTTTAATAAAAGGGTTTTAATATGTATAAACTTTGGAAAGAAGATTTATCAAATCCGGAACTTGGATATCAGTACATGGGTTCTCATGAGTCTGAGCAAGCTTGTCATGACGAAGCCGCAAGGCTTGGTTTGGCAGATTACCGGATAGAGCTTAAAACAGAAATTGGTATAACAATTGTTTTTGAAAACTAAAGGATTGGGCTGATGGGTAAACCAACAACAAAAACAGAACTGCTACTCGTTGTCGGTAAAGAACTGATAAAGCAGTGTCAGATTTTGGATGTATACGGAAGACCACTTCTATTATACACCGCCCCCCATTGGGCAAAAACAGGGGACTCTTGTATAATTACTGAGTTTATTTATGTCGATACTGTTTCAACCACATTAAAAGGAAAACAGGACGGTTACGGAGAATGGGATGAAAGTTTTATCCCTGATTCAAGTTTTACTGTGGCAGATATTTATATTTCAAAAACAGAACACATTATTACAAATGAAAATGAAATAACAAAACAATACCAGGAACTAGATTCTCAGCTTAGACCTTCTAAGATTTTTGAAGCGGGTGTTTTTGCTACGCAAGGGACGCCCTGTAAAGTCACTGAGTATGTCTACCAAAATGCGACTTCAACTGTATTTAAAGGAAAAAAAGAAAGCTACGCAACGTGGGATATTTCTTGGGTTCCTGATTCTGCGTTCACGGTAACTTTTTAAAGGGGTTAAGAGATGTTTGATAAACATAGATTTGAAGTCTGGACCCCGGCCCAACATCCGTTAAAGCACACGCTTTCTGATTTTGCTTATTCAAATAACGCCGCTCCAGGAGTGACAGACGTTAATTCTGCGCTAAATTGGCTTTATAAAGTTCTTTATCCAAATAATAAAGCTGCTGTGGCAACGCCAGGAGATTTGCCTTCAACAGGCAATACTTTAAATGATTACCGAGTAGTGCTTAATGACGGAGACGGAAACCAGGCGGGCTATCGCTGGGAACAACGCGAGGGGGATGTTTCTCCCCTATGGTATAAAGTTTTTGATTTTGATTGGTCTACAGATTCAATTTTGGCGGCTTTTACAGATATTACTCAAGACCTGTACGTGTATCAACAGGGGAAATCAGATTTAGATTCAAGCGGAGCGCCAATTGCGGGAATCTATGCAGGTCAAAAAATATACGGCGGAAATTTATCTACTCAAAATTTAACCCTAGCCGCAAATAACGGAGACGGAGTAGGTGCCCACACTGGGTTTGTTCAAGTCGATGACCATTTTAGAGCTACGGTCACAGACACTTATGATCTTGGAACTTCTTCTATAAAATTTAGAACCGCTTATTTAGAAACTTCAGCAGAGATTTCAACTCTGAGTTTATCAAGCGGCAGTATTTCAGATTCAAACGGAGATATCACATTTGGTATTTCAAATTTAAGCACTTCAGGAAGCCTTACTGCAGGCGTGATTACAGGAGCAACATTTGTTTCTGGAACAATGATAATTTCTGCAGGGTACATAAGTGATTCTTCTGGAACAATAAGTTTTGGCGGCACAATTATTTCCACAACAGGTAATATTTCTGCTACTGGATCAGGAAACGTATTATCTAATTTTACTTTCTCCCCAGGTTCTTTAACAAGCGCCTCTGCCACAATAAATTTTGGCTCTAATAATATTCTAACCACAGGGTCAATTACTGGCGGAGCTATTTCAGGAACTTCATTTTCTATTGGAAATTTAAGTTTTTCTGGAAATACAATTCGGATTACAAACACAAACGGAAATCTGATCCTGCAAGCTAACGGAACGGGAGTTATAGACTTACAAAATTCTTTAACTACCCTGGGGCAAGTTGTAACGGGAGTGATGTCAATCACAGGCCAACTTAACGCAGACAATTTGCGTTTAGATGGAAACGTAATATCGAGCACAGATTTAAACGGTAACATTACTCTTACTCCTAATGGAGCAGGGGTTGTTGAAACTAGTTCAATTCTTCAACCCGCAGCAAGCGCAACGATTGATCTTGGAGCCGCAGCAAAACGGTTTAAAGATATTTATTTATCCGGCGGAGTATCTGATGGCACAACTTCAATTGCGCAATCGGTATTGCAGTCTTTAAGAGACATTAACGTAAGTGTGTCTTCTGGGATGTCTTTATTTTGGAACGGATCAAAATGGGTTCCGTCAATTCCAGACACTGAGATTGTGCATAACACTTTAAGCGGTCTGACCACAGGGGATGCAGGGCACACTCAATTTGTTGCTCTTGCAGGAAGATCCGGCGGACAGATTGTTCAAGGGGGAACGGCCTCTAGTGAACATTTAACTTTTGAATCAACTTCAAATGCGACTAAAGGAAAAATTAAAGCCAAAGATTCTTTTGTAGCTTTTGCAGCGCCGGTTTATTCAAGCGGTTGGACAGGGGTTGATTTAGGAGCTTCTGCTGCGGAATTTAACGATATTTATACAAAAGGGGAGCTTAAAGGCGGACGTTTTCAAAACGTAACCTCCGGAGCTCTGCCTTCAGCTTCTGGACAAAATGTTGGTCGGGTTGTTTGGGCTACAGATAACAATAAACTTTATGTAGATATTGGTGGCACTTGGCAACAAGTGGGCGGCGCTGGAAAGTATTTAAGCGATACTTCATGGAGCGGAGTCCAGTTGACCCAGACCTTTACTGTTTCATCTTCAATTACAGACGCTAGAAATGCGATCTGGGCTATTCACGATAACACGAATGACTTTGAGAGAATTTTTTGTACAATTAAAGCTATCAGTGCAACGCAAGTCACGGTTACGATGACAATCGCGGTGCCTGCGGGCTCTTACAGATTGATAGGCATTGAATAGAACCCTGCGCACCCTATGCGTAGAATAGGAGTAAAACTTGAAAGTATATAGTCAGCTTGAAAGAGCCCAGCTTGAAAACTTGTCGTCACTACCTTCTGCTGCTACCGCAGGTCGGATTGTGTGGAACACGACAGACTTAAAATTCTACACAGACGATGTGTCCAACTGGCGAGCACTTCTCAGAAATGACGGACTAGCTGTCATTGGAAATAACGGGACTGCGGCAAACAATGTTCGTTTCCACAGGGGGGCAAACGCGGTCTTGCAATTAGTTTTAGCCTCGGATGCTACGGCGGAGGGAACGCTCTCTACATCCTTAGCCCAGATTTCCGCAAAACAAGAAAGTTACACAAATGCAGGAAAGCCAACTGCTGCAAATGCGGGGCGCGTGGCTTGGATTACAGACACAGCTTTTCTAAACGTGGACACAGGTTCAGTTTGGAAAGTTTTGGTTGATTCTGACTCCGTTCAAACGCTTTCAAACAAAACTCTCACTCTCCCTGTTATAGGGGGATTTTCTGGAACAATCGCGATTGATTCCACAGCAGGTGCGGATCAAACTCTGGCGCTTCCGGTTTCAATCGTTGAGCTCACAGGAGCTCTGACTTCCATAGCTGGAATTACAGCGCCTTCCACTGCAAGACTTATTGTTGTAACAAACACAACGGGATCTGATTTAATTATTAAAAATGATTCTGTTGCAACAGCGGCAAATCGAATTATTACAGGGACAGCGGCTAATTTAACTTTAGCAAATACTGCAAATCTTTGGCTCTACTATGACACTACAAATTCTCGCTGGAGAATTGTGGGAGGTTCTGGCGGCGGAGCTACAAACTCAATTACTTCAAGTCTTTCTTTAACTGGCGGCGGAACCATTACAATTGTTTCTAGCGGGTCAACTTCTTTAGAGCAAACTTTCTTAGTCGCGGGCGGATCAGCCGCTGTAACTTTAGCAAATGCGCCTTTTGGAGCATCGCCTCCCCCAGACGGAGCAAAGATTTGGCTCATTGGAAACAGTGATTCAAATACAGTTACGGTTCCTTTTGTCGATGCGGCAAATGGCTGTTTGATGGATGGGGATGTAACTTTGGCAAAAGGGCAAACTCTAGGTCTTATGTACAGTACAACTTTAGCAAGATATGTGAGGATCAAATAATGAAAAATTTATTTCTATATATACTCTTAGTTTTTAATGCTTGTAACCCGGCTTTTGCGGGAACGCAGACAATTTTAAAAGCGGATGTCATAGAGAATACCTATCAAGTTAAAAATTACTTGGGCGCAAAAGGCCATTTTGAGAAAAACGTAAATGGGGTGAACGCTTACGCGGACGCGGCAGCAGCGACTCCGGTAGATATGACCGGCGGTAGTCCGGCGCTAACTTGCACAAGAACAACCTCTACTCCCCTATCAGGCGAAGGCTCGCTTCTTATAACCAAAGACGCCGTCAACAGACAGGGGAACGGCTGCTCTATAGATTTTTCAATCGATGTTGCGGATCAAGGAAAAGTTATCCAAGGCGTTTTTGATTACGCGATAGCGTCTGGAACTTTTGTTTCAAATGATGTCGATTTGTGGGTGTTCGATCTTACTAACTCGGCATTAATTGCCGTATCCCCGTATCATCTTTTAAATCACACTCTTTCTTCTGATAAATATGGGTTTGAATTTCAAACAGCATCTAATTCAACCAGTTACAGAGTGGGTTGGCATGTAGCCTCTACTTCTGCTTTAGCTTACACAGTAAAAATTGATAATGTTCAAATTGGACGCCTAGCAAAGCTTTATGGAAGTCCAATTACTGACTGGGTTTCATACACTCCAATATTTACAGGATTTGGAACGGCAACTTCAATTGAATTTCAATATAGAAAAAATGGTAGTGATTGTGAAATAAGAGGTAAATTTGTAACCGGCACAACTACGGCAGTAGAGGCTAGAATTTCTCTGCCTACAGGTTTCACTAGCGCAGGTACTGGAATTATACCAAGCATAACCGCAGTTGGAAGCGCATTAGTTCCATTTTCAAGCGGAGCAGGTTTTCCAAATAATACACAAGTTTTAATTGAACCAAGTGTAACTTATGTAACTTTTCAAGCTAATGCTGCAGCCCCAATTTCAAAATTAGTTGGAACAACTTTTACAACGGGGAATACATTTAGTTTATATGCTTCAATCCCAATTCAAGGCTGGTCTTCATCACAGATAATGTCTAGTGATGCTTCAACTAGAAGTATTGTTGCCCGAGTTGGAAAAAATGGAGCGCAAGCCATTGCTGCAACTGGTGATACTAAAATTACATCTTACACTGTAATTAAAGACAATTCCGGAATGTGGGACTCAACAAATAATCGGTTTAACATTCAAGTTCCAGGAGATTACCAAATAAACCATTGTCTCGAGCTAAATGCTGGGGGTGGAATATTTATTCCTGCATACAGAATCAACGGAACCACAAGTTATTACGGAGCCACAAAAAACTCTAGTACATCAGATGATAGGTCTATTATTTCATCTGTAATTCCAAATTTAAAAGCTGGTGACTATGTAGAGTTGATTGTAAATACAACTGTTGCTTCGGGGAGCGTCATAGCTGGGGACCAGAGTACTTGGGCCACCTTAAACTTAATTCAAGGCCCAGCGCAGATTGCATCTTCTGATTTTGTGGGTGCTTCTTACTATGTAACTACAAGCACTTCTACAGCAAATAATGTTCAGATTAATTTTGACACCATGATGTTTGATACTCATGGTTCTGTAACTAAAACAACTGCAGGAACTTCTGGTACTTGGAAATTTACAGCTCCAGTTGCTGGATACTATCAAGTAACAGTTGGAACTAGGTCATCAGCAGCGACTACAAACATTGTCTTGAGTAAGAATGGTGCAGGTGTTGGAGCTTCAACAAGCACTAGATATTTAAATAATATTGATACATCAACAAATAATATCAATCCTGGTGTAGCTGTTATCTATCTACTTGCTGGGGAATACATTGATGTCAGACCTGACAATACATTTACAGTTGTTGGCTCAGGTGGGGCAGCAATTCAATCTGCAATCGATATTATAAAAGTGAGTAGATAATGGACAAACTGCAAGACTACTTATCTAGAAAGTTTATTCTCACCATTCTTGTTTTAGGTATGGTCGGAATTGGCCCCATTACCTATAAAGAAAATGGAGTGAGCGACACAGTGACTCTAACAGTGCTAGTTATCCTTGCATCTGTAGGTGTGGCCTACGGGTTTATAAACATTAAAGATGCAAAAAGCCAACTGCAGGAGAATGCAAAAGATATAGCTGCAAATGTTAACCTTGAGACGGAGGCTAAACCCTAATGGATGAGCTTTTTAAGCTGATTACTCCGATAATTTCCGGAGCAGCTTTAAGCTGGGGGATTTATTCTTTCATCCTTAAAAGAAGGGATGATAAAGCAGCAAAGGATAGACACGATTACGAGTATACGGTTCAAAAAACAAGAGAATACTTAGAGAAAGAAATTTACTCTCTCAAAACGGATCTACTTAGACAAAAAGATGAGTTTGAAAAAATGAAACTAGCCGCAATGGAAACAAATACAAGGTCCGTAACACAAGGAGAAATGATAAAGTTTTCTCTGGCGAGCCTTGAAAAGACCATTGAAAAGCATGACACAAAATTAGAAAACTTTGGAAAGGTAATTATTAAATGAGCCTGCACAAAAACAATGGTGCATGCCCCTATTGCACACAACTTTTTAATAAATACCCGGGCTTTTCGCAATCTTTGCGTGGTTGGTTTGTATTTTTTCAAGCAAAGCATCCAGAGTTTCATATCTCGTGCGCAGGGCGCGGAGCCGAGGCTCAAGAAGCCGCAAAAGCTGCTGGAAAATCTAGAGCTTCTTATGGCGAAAGCGCACATAACTACAACGCCGCTTTAGACGGGTTTATCCAACTCCCTAAAGTAGATATGTACGATAAAAAATGGTTTACAAATGTTTTAGCGCCAGAGATTCCTTTTTTTATTAATTGGTATGGATCTCCCGATTCTGAGTTTTTTGAACTTCCACATTTAGAAGTAAGAGACTGGCGACGTTTAAAAGCGTTAAATGAAATAAAACTTGTGGAACCAATGCCGGAATTATCCGCATGATTGGAGCAATCGTTGTAGCACTATTAGGGGTAGCAGCTTGGATAGCTTCCCTATTTAATACGGTAAAAAAACAACAGATTGAAATACAGAACTTGAAAAGTAAGGATGTGAAAGATGAAGCTAAAAAAATTGTGGACGCTAAAACTCCTACTGAGCTTGTTGATGATTTTAACAAACGCTACCCAAGCCCTAGCAATGGACCCTCCGGAGAGGACGACTCAAATAAACCGGGGGGAAAAGGCCCCTTTTAAAGGCGTTATGATGCCTGACTGGCAATGGAAACTTGTAAACGAGGATTTAATGGAAAGAGACCTTTTGAAAAAACAAATAGCCGAAGTTAAGCCTCCTGAGGAATCTCATGAAATCCAAGCTTTTTTTACAGGAGCCCTCGCGGCTTCTATGATTATTCTTCTGTCTAGCAAATTAGGAGGTGCCCAATTTTAACTCTTACCTACGGTTTCAAAAAACCAGAAACAAATGACAAAGGCCCGGTTGTTTTTCCTGCGCTAGAAGACAATATTCAGCAGTTAAACGATCACACGCATGATGGTTCAGACTCCTCTCAACTTCCAGCCTCCTCTATTGTGGCCGTTGTTCAAACTTTGCTTGCGGCAGACTGGGTGAGCTTAGGGGATGGAAATTTTCATCAACAGGTAAACATCCAACCAGGTTTTGATTTTGATCTTTGTCAAATGTCTTTTAGGACCTCAGACGGAACTTATGTTTTTCCAAGAGTGACTAGAATTTCTAATTTAATTTTTGATGTGACAACAAATGATTCTTCTTTAGCTATGAATGTTTACTACGGAGTTTAGATGATTCAAGTCGGTCCAATGGAAGTATCAAAATTCTCAGGGGGAATCTCTGATAATATTTTTAATGTGGACTCGTCTCGTGCTGAAATCTTGGATAACTTTTCTCTGCAGTCTAATGAAACGCCGCAAACTCGTCCGGGTTCAATCGTGGATAATGTATCTGTGGGCAACGGACGAATCCCGGCTGGAAACCAAAGGATCGGCACATTAATAAACTACGACAACTCGGACGAGCTTCTTGTTCAAAGTTCTAAAAAATTCTATTACCGAAATCCGGATGCGTATACAACAATTACTGGACCTAGTGGAAATGATGTCTTTTCAAGCGGCGGAACTACTAACATTGTCTCACACGCGCCCTGGAATAAACAACTCTTTCTAACTCATGACGGTTGGCCACGGCCTCAGAAAATCTTTAAAGATCAAGCTGGGGATATGCAAGTCCGAACTTCTGGGCTTCCGGCTTTGGCATCTTCCCCTACTGTCACCGTAGGCGCTGCAGGAGCAAGATCTTATCTCTATGCTTTTCATTATTACGTTGAATACGTGGTAGGGAATCAAACTTTTGCAAATAACGGACCTGTAACTATTTTTGAACTTCTTTTGTCCGGTGACCCTTCGGTAAATCCGAATACAATTTCCGGAATACCAGTGTTAGCAAATGGCGCAACAGATAACTGGGACACTGCAAACATTAAAGTAAAAATATTCAGAACTACTAATGGCGGTATTGATCAATGGCTACTAGGAGAAGTTACTAATGGCACCACTACTTTCAATGATAATTTCGGGGATTCTGTTATTACTGATGGCGCGCTTGTATATCTTAATGATGGGACATTAGATTCAGACCCCCCTCCGCTTTCTAAGTTTGTTCACGTCGTAAACAACATTGGATATTACGGATATTTAAAAGAAGGCTCAGAGGAGTTTCCGTTTGATTTTCGAACAAGTATTCCTTTCAGCCCCGATTCATGCCCCCTTGATTTTCGAGATACGGCTGAAGATGTAATTGCAGGAATTTCTTCCGTCCAATCCATCCCTATTATTTTATGCAAAAAATTTATTTACCGAATTGAAGGAAATTTTGACCAGTACGGTAGGGGAAATCAATCTTTAGTTCGTATTAGTGACCATGCGGGATGTGTTTCAAATTTGTCGTGTGTACAAGCTGAAAATGGCCTTTTTTGGGCCGGAAACGACGGGTTTTATTACTCTGACGGTTATAAAGTAATGAAGATTTCTGATGGAAATAATTCAAGCTATAAATCTCTGCTTGAAAACACAACAACCAAATCTAAAATTTATGGACGTTTTGATGAGTTAAACAGAAAAGTTTATTGGGCCGTACAAACGGACAGTTCAAGTTTTGATAATGATACTTTATGGGTTTTAGATCTTCGGTATGGAATAAAACCAGATTCTTGTTTTTCTACTTGGAGCGGAGAAGACGCTTTTAGACCTTCAGCGATAGAATTTTTTGCAGGAGATTTATATCGAGCCGATACTCGCGGCTACGTTATGAAACACAATGAAGCTTACGCTACAGATCCTTTAGTGAACACTTTATCAAATCCTGAAGACTGGCACACACAAGCGGTAATCTGGCATTATCGTTCCCCATGCTTTAATTTTGGCTCTACTTACATGCGAAAGATTGCTACTAAAATTCTAATCACCGCAAAAAATAAAACAAACGTCTCTATTCAAGTTGTAGCAATTAATGATGACGGAAAGTTTAAACGGACATTAAAAGAGATCCGCTGGCGCAGAAATTTTACTTGGGGAGATCCTGAATTTGTTTGGGGGGATGCCGGTTGTTATTGGAATTCGGAAGGTTTGATTGAACAATGGAGGCGTTTGCCTGCAAAAGGTTTACGGTTCTCCTATTTGCAAATTGATATTACAAATGCTTACACTGTCATTACAAACTCAGACACCATAGGGCAGGCCACATTTAACCCTACCGCAAATACGGCAACACTAGATACTTCGGCAACAAGTGACTGGCCTGTTGATTGTGTGAACTATTACATTTCTACTGAAAAAGATGATTATACTCGTCAGTTTCAGATTACCGGAAGAACGGATGATACCATTACTGTTTTAGATCCGGCGGGCGTTTTTCCTGTAGGATCTTTAAAATGGTTAATAAAAGGCACTAAAAAAGATGAAGTTTTAAACCTTCTTTCTTACAATATTCACTGGGCAAATTTATCTAAAACTCAGAGCACTTATGAAATAGGGCAGTCGGGGGAAAATGCTTAATACTCCTGATTTAATCCTCAAAGATATTGAAGACCAGTATTCCAGGGAAAACTTCTTTAGACTTAAGAAATTTTTTGAAAGTGTTTCTTTTTTTAAAGGTAATTTTAAACATTTTGAATTCAATTTTGATCGGGCTTTAACTAGTCAAAAAATGGCCCATGGCTTAGGTTTTAAACCTCAA